TCCTTGCCTTTTGTTGCTGGATACATTTGAACGCCACGCCGTCTTATTTCTTCAATCGATTTCGGCTCTGCTGAATCCGCATAAATAACAGCGTCTTTTGGTAGTGCATTTGCAATATCACCGTTAAGCATTCCAGTACGATAAAACAATTCTTTAACAATTCGTTTGTCGTTCCATTTGTAAACTGCAATCGCTGAAGTTGGGTCGTTGGTATATCCGAAGTCTAATCCAATCCCTAATAACCTTGCTTCGTTTGGTATCGTGTCGATTAGTTGCCAGTTGCTGAATACAACTCCTTGTAAGTTTCCAATTTGCCCCTCGCCGTAAACCCTCCACCAATTCGCCCAATAATTAGACGTTTTAGCTTTCTCTTTTTTTATCATTAAATCTTCGAGCGTTTCCTTTGAAATACCCTCGTTATCTAAGTAAGTAAGTAGTAAAAATTCTGCGTTGTGCTGTGGTAATATTTCAGAATGCACCCAAAATTCGTTATCAGGATTGAAGTCGATATACGTTTCTGCACTTCTAATCATTAAAGCATCTGCAATAATAAAAGGAATGTGATTTGCTTCATTAAGAAATAAAATATCACGTTTACCACTTGCCTTTGCTTTACCGTCTGAATCGAATGATTTAAACTGCATTCGTGATCCGTTAGTGAAAGTATAAATCAAAGCTGAAGCGTTCCAATTGTTCTCAATCCAACGGTTTGTCTCGACCATTATCGTTTTGAAAATGTCTAATGCTCCCTCTTTTACCGCTGGCAATGTTTCCGCAACAACTGTTATTTTTATACGTTGTTCTTTGATTGCTCGGTCTATCAATATTGGAATGATAGCGTATGTTTTCCCTGCATTTGTTCCGCCTTGTATAACACGAATTCTAGACTTCATTGCTTTAATTCTGTTTATAGCGGTTGTTCTTTTAAACATTACTTACAAACTGTTACTCTTTTATAGATAAAATTTTCAATTACAAACGTTCCATCGTTGGCGCAAAAATCCGTAAATGTTACTGTTGAATCGTCCCAATATGGATTCCAGTCGGGCTGAGTTGTTCCTACGTTTTTATAGATTACGTGCGTACATTCACACACTTTAACCTCGTGTTTTTGGCAGCTGAAAAGTAGTAATAAACTACTCGCTAATGTTATAATTTTCATATACTTTTTTTAATTCGTTAATCCTATCTAATAAGCAACTCCCACAAGTTGTAAATTCAGCGTGTTTGTTGAACGTACTTGTATAAATTTGGTTAATTCGGTATTGAACCGTTGGAACAACTGAACCCCTTGTAACTTCAAAGAATTCCTTAAGAAAGTTGTAATCTGCTTCGCTTAAACAGTTAGGTTTTGAATAGGGAAATAGCTTGTTTAACGCTTCCTTTCGTTGGTCGCAACCACAATCTTCACCTGCTACAAATTTAACAAGTGCTTTGATTCCCGTTGCTGTTGTGATTTGGTCGATTGTATCTCCTAATCCTTGTGCTTTTTTTCGTGCCATTATTTATAAGTTTTGTATTTCTTGTTTTACTTTTAATAAGTATTGATAAGCCATGCTTCCCTCCGTTACAAATAAAGTTTCTTTCCAATTAATCATTTCATCAATTGCTATTAACGCGCATTGTTTAGCCCTATAAATATCGTTAACATATCCATCTAATTCATCCCATTCTTGAGTGTGTTTAATGAACTTATTTACTAACTCTTCTGCTTTATCTTTTGCTGTCATATCAATTCTAAATCGTTATTAATTAAATCTAAATAGTCGTCTCCACAATTTATTCTAATCTTTTCTTTACACTCTCCTATCACTTCAAAGATTGAACGCAAACTAATATCCGTTCCTTTTGCTATATCTCGCATTGAATGATTACCCGTTAAATACAATCTAAATAGTGTTTGGTCGTAGCTATGCCAGTTGTTTATTTCGTCGTTTATCTTCGCTCTGAACCTATTTTGTGCTTCGTAAAATTCACTATTATCAACGTCTGCAATTTCCAAAGGTAAATTATTTATCTTAGATATTTGCTTTTTTGCTTTAAGAAAATTTAAGAATATAGATTTTAAAGTTAAGTGGATAAAATATTGGTTTATTTTTCCGTTAACAATTATATCTTCGGGTCGCTTGTTTCGGTCTAATCTAAGGTACATTTCTTGCACTAAATCTTCAGCGTAAAAGTACTCGCCGAACTTATTAATCGTTCGGACGTAATCTTTGTGATGTTTAGCAACTTCCCCTAACCATTCCATTTATTCATCTGGGAAAAGTGGTTGTTCGATAATTGTTGTTTCTGTTGATTCTTTCAATCCGTTTAATCGTTGTGTTATACTTGGATTGTAGAATCCTAATAAACCGCCAGTTATTTGGTCTTGACGGATTTGTTTCTTTATGTGCGAACAGATAGTACCAAAGTCATCGTAATAGCCTTGTTTATTGTCAAAATAATGATTAACACAACCGTAATTATCATAACAAAACACTTCAAACCCTTCCATTGTATAAGGTACTTTTTGCGGTTCTTCAACTCGTTCTCCGTCTTTTCCAACGTATTGAACCTTAACCCATTTAAGGGATTCAAGTTTAACGTGTTCTTTATATTCAAGCCACGCTTTTTCAAGTTCTTCGGGTGTCTTAAATATTCTTGTTGGGTGTGGTTTTTTCATTCTATCGGTATTAAATTCTGTATTTCAGTTTGAAACGTTTCAAAGTCTATCCACTTACAAAGGTAGTAAATTCCTCCATCGTTTTCCACTTTGATTTGTCGCTTCTTTTGTGATTCTTGTTGCCTATCCTTACCAACTTTCAATTCAAGTGATAAGAAACGCCCGTTAACCATTCCTTCCGCATCTGAAAGTCCTTTATTTTCACTTGGAATATATCCTATTCCTTTACGCCATTTCCCTTCGCTTGAAATTCGTTGAAAAGTTGACGACTTAGGATAAACGTAATGTATGTAATCAACGATTAGTTTTGTTATTTCGTTGGTGTTTGCGTTTGGTATTTTCTTAGTTTCTTTTTTCTGAATAACAAATTCATAAGGTATTCCGTTTTCCGTTTGTCGAACCTCAACTAATCGTTTTTTAACAATACGTTTTTTATCTAAGTCGTATTTTTTAAACGTAACTTTTGACGGTGGTGCTGTTGAATTTAGGCAGTCGATCATATGAACGTACTCAATGAATTGTTTGAGGGTGTAAATAGGCATTACCAAAATTTTATTAAGAAGTGAATAACAACATACCAAAATAGTATGCCTAAAATTGGATAAATTAATAGTTTCAAATATTTCATTTTATTGTTGTATTTGTATTTCGTAATCTGCAAAACTTTCGTTATCATCTAAATAACCACTTAATTTTACTAAAATCAATCCTTTATCGGTTGCTTTATCAATAAACTTTTTTAAGCATTTTTGAGTTAATAATTTGCTTTTATCGTGGTGTTTAAACTTAATACAGAACTCTCCGTATTTATCTAAACTTAGTTCAAATGTTAAATTGTCTGTCATACCATTTCTATTTTAAATTCACGTGAAAAATTACCAGTTGCAATAAGTTGTTTCTTTTTCCAATTGCACAAAGCACGGCTCGGGAAATACCAACTTTCGGAGTTGGCGTAGGTTAGTTTATAGGTTGTTGGCATAAGGTGGGTTTTGAATTAAGAAATCAAATTTATGTTTCTTTACATACTCTTTAACCTTTGTAGGTGTGTAGTAAATTGGTTGGGGGTGCAGTAGCTCAACTGCTTTTTGTAGATAGTTCATTTTATATTTATTTTATATGCTTCAAATTTCTGTTTTAACTGCTCGTTTTCTAACTCCAAATACTTCAAATGCGAATGTACTTTGTTAAAGTGTTCCTGAATCATTAACATACGATTCAATGTTTTCTCAAATCGCTGTATTATTGATTCATTTGGTAAATCTTCTTTTTGCTTCTTAATTAAATTCCTTTCAACATCAATTATCAATTCATTTAAAAAGTATTCAGATCGTTTATATTGTGCTTCTAAAATGTAGCTAATATCTACTTTCTCAAATGCCTTTTCCATTTCTTGAGTTTCTTCCAAAATCTTTTTTATACTTATGTGTTGTGTCATTTTGCTTTTTCGTTTAGTTCATTCCATACTTCAAAATCATCTTTAACCTTTACAACTTCCTTTTCACGTTTTACAAACATAATATGTTTTATTCCATTTGGTTCGCTGTTATCAACTTCTAATTCAAAGAATTTAACGTATTTATTAAATGCTTGTGTAAATGCTGTTTTACTTTTTAATCCGTACTTTCCTACGTTTGAATTGTAGTCGTTAAATAGCTTTTCGTAATTGTACCATTCATTAAATTTAAGTAGTTGCAATTGGTTGTAAAGTTCAATGTTAATTTCCGTTTGTAGCTTCTTAACAGGAAGTGAAATTTTATCGTAATCCATTAAACCATTTTGTAAGTATTTTTTAACGCATTGAATCATGTAACTATCAAAACGTTTCCATTCCGCTTCGTCCCAACTATCAAATAATTTATGCCCAAAATAATGTAAAGGTGTGTACTTAGAATTGAAAAATGTACTTAGTTCAACTTCAAACTTTCTCGCATCGTGTGAACCTCCTGAACCTTTCAAAGTGTAATTTGTAGTTATTAGAATTTTTGGGCTTTCTGAAATTGAAAGTTTAATTGTGTCAACACCTTTGTAAGTAATATCAATTCCTTCCGTAATTTCTGAAAACAAATCTTCAAAAACAAAGTTCTTTTTTACATCGTCATAAACTAAAATTTGGGTGTCTGTTTTAACACTTGAATACTTAAATTTATCGTTTGAATCAAACTTTTTTCCGTTAAGTGAATGTACTTTTTTAAGGTGTTTTAATCCGTTCCAAAATAAACCTTTTCCACTTCGTCCGTTTGGTTCATCGCTAATCATTTCATCATTTAGAATAATCGCTCTATTATCGCAACCGTTGTTATAGGAATGAAGTAAGTAACCAATAACTGATTGAAAAGTGTTATACCTTGCAACTGCTTGTTTATAGTTTTCAATTTCCTTTGCACTTGCATTTTCTTGAAGTTTAAACCCTCCAGATATTAACCAAATGAATGTTCTATATTCGCTTTTGTGGTGGTCGCATTCTGAATATTCTCGGTCAATAATTTGATCCTTCCAAACATTAAGGTTGTATTCTTTGTAATCCTTTAATAAAACATTTTTTTTGGTAACTTCTAAAACTCCATTTTTATAAAACAAGTAGCAAGTTTCTGCATTGTCCCTTAAAATGTTTATTGTTTCAGTTTTAAGCATCGACAAATAATCCCTTTTAAAAAGGCTTGTTCTGCTGGTAACTAAATTAAATACCGTTCTTTCAAAATTATGCTCTAGAATGAAATCCATTACAAAATCTTTTATTTCGTATTCATCAACTATATTTAAGAAAATACCGTTTTTACGAATAAGATTAAAAGTACTTTGAGGGTTTGGTTTTGATTTTATAAAATTGTTTCCTTCTAAAAATAACTTGAAATTAAAGTTATCAATTGCAATCTTTCCATCTTTGGAAGTATCCCAAAAGGTCATTAAAGTTGTTGCTTCATTCATATAAATTTTTTAGATAAAAAAACCCCGCTAACTTTCGGAGGGCAGTCCTACTCGTCAACGAGGTTTGTACTAATTTCTTTAAGTTCCTGCCCGAACCGTTTACAAATATAAAAATAAATTTATAAACTAAATCTTTTAAAACTTTTTAAATTAAAAATTATTCTTGGTTTTGAGCCTTTTGTTTGAAAATATTCTTTAGATAACAAATTATTAAAAGTTTCAATATATAAACATTTATCATTTATATCGTTTATTATTAAATAAGGCTCAACCCCAGTATCTTTATAAAATTCTAACCTTCTATCAATTTGCCATTTTGGTAAACCGTGACCATCAAAAGGTGGCGCTAAAAATTTTTCTTGTGTTTTAACTTCTCCTAAGTACCATTTGTTATTATACTTAAACATTATGTCAACTTGCATAAATGCTATTTTTTTCTTAATAAAAAAATCCCTTACTAATTGTTCACCATCAAAACCAATTTTACAATTTTCTATATTATTTTCTAAAAAACTCATATTTTATTTTTAATTAAATTATAATATTGTTCTTCTATTTCTATTCCTGTTGCTAATCTATTTGTATTTTTACAAGCTACTAAAGTGCTACCTCCACCAGCAAAAGGGTCTAAAATATTATCATTTTCTTTTGTACTTTTTTTAATTAAATACTCTAATAAATCAATAGGTTTTTCTGTTGGATGAATATTAGCGGAAGGCGTTACTCTATTGAATTGTAATATATCCCTATCTCTAGTGCCGTTTAAATCTTTCCATTTTTTATTATACCCAAAATAAACTATATCGTACGAAAAACCGTAAGTCTTTAAATCACCCATTCCAATTACTTTTCTATCCCAAATAAGAATATTTTTTAAATTTAAATACTTTTCAATTATAGGTTTTATTTCAGATAAAAAATCAATATTTCCAAATAAATAAAAATGTGCATCGTCTTTTAACAAAGGAACGCATTCTTTTAAAACGTTTTCAAACAAAGTAATTGTATCTTCTATTTTGTCATTTGCTATTTTTTCTTTGTCATTCCAACCGCTTTTAAAGTCCATTCCGTAAGGTGGGTCACTTAATAATAAATCAAATGTTTTTAATTCTAAAGTTGGTAATATTTCTTTACTGTCTCCTAAAATTATAATTTGGTTTGTGTTTATTATTTCAATAGGTTTTTCAAATTCGGCTTTCTTTTGTTCAAAATTAATTTTCTTTTCTTCTTTCTTTATTTCTTGGTACGCTTGGTTAATTGTAACTTCATTGTTCAAAACCTTTTCTTCTAATTCTGGCGTTGCTTTTTTAAATACAATATCCGCCATTGCAACTTTGCCAGTACTCCAATCAAGTGCTTTTGCAATTTCTTTTTGCGTGTTATGTTTTGGTTCTAACTTTTTATCAATAGTTGATAAAATGTCCGTTCTTGTTCCTTGTGTTTTTTTACCCTTTTCTAAAAGTATTTCTTTTTTATTTTGTTGTAATTTATACTTCCATCCATCTGTTAAATTTCGCCTTCCGTTTTGATTATCAATCATCCAAATTTTAACATCGTTTTCGTTTTCAAAATGCTTGTTTTCGGTTTGGTATTCTAAATTCCAACGTGTTGCTATTTCAAAACGGTTATGCCCATCAATTATAAAACCATCCCACGTTATTATTTTTTCCCTTATTCCTTCATCTAAACAATTTTGTTCAAGTTGCTTAAATTCTTCAGCCGTCAAAGGCGGTATTAACTTTTTAAATTCTTCTTTAATTTCTATCATAATTTTTCTTTAAATAAAAAACCCCTTAACTCCTTTGGGTCTTCACTTCCAAATTCATTAAGAGGTCTTAATAACATCTTTTAGTTCTATAATGTGAAGACGAACTGTTCCACAAATATACAAATAATTCTTTAATAAAAAACTATCCCTAAACTTTCCCAAAACTTTTAAAAAGTCGGGAAGCGTTTTCTTAGTGTTCATAAGGGTTTCAGCTACATTTCCCCACTTTCTTACTTTTTTTTTAGAATTATTATTATTTTTTTTCTAAAGCCGTATCGAATAGGAATTTATAAAAAAGTCGGGAAAAGTCGGGAAATTTGGCTGTATCCTTTATTGTGTATAGGTTTTAACTTCCCCACTTTTAGAAAGTTTATAGAAAGTTTTTGTTTTTTAAGGTTAAAAAGTCGGGAAATACCATAAAAAAACCCCTACAACTATTTGCAGGGGTTAATTAATTTGGATTCTGTTACTTAAATTTAACCATCAAGCTGTCTTTATTGTAGCTAATCGATACTTTAGGTACTTCTACTCCTTCATCATCGTAAATGGTGGATTTTTGCGCTACCTTTAATAATTCCTCACGTGCTTTCAATTGTGCTTGCAAGTTGCTATAAAGTAAATCTTCTGAATAGTTTAGTTTTTTCGCACCGTCCTTGCGTGTAAATTCCACGTTACCGAAAGTAAAAGTTTTCGCTGTGTACTTTTCTGCTTCATCTCTTGCAAGTTCGTCAATCTTTACCTTTGCTTCCTTGAATAGCTTTTCTAGTTTGTTGAAGGACGCAAACGCATCTAAGGGGTTTACAACTCCATTTTCAACTGCTTCAACTATTGCGTTAATTCCTTGTGTTGTTTTCTCAATTACGTTCGGCTGTGCGTTTTGGTAATCGTGTTCTTTTGCTTGTAAATCGATGTCGA